AGGTTTATTTTATCTTTAGTAAATTCCATAGTAATCCAACCCGTACGTTGAATCCCATAGAAGCTATAACGAGCATAATCTGCATATCTGAGGAACGACCCTCCTCTTACATACCATTTTCGTTTTAGACTTTCTTCTCCGTCTTCTATTGTTAATGAATCAATTGGCTTACAATACAACTGATGATTATGTCCTAAAAAGTATACATCTCCATCAGAATAAACCGAAGCCATTTTATCCAATTCTGTGTCTCCGTTCTTAGCTCCACTCTTTCCGTGTCCACTAACAAGAAACCAATCTTTGTCGCCAATAGTAATTTGTGCGTATCCAGGCAATCTGAAATATGGAACATCCATTTCACTTGCTAACGTTTTACATACATCAAAATCTAGTATATTAAAACTTCTTAGATAGTCGTGATTCCCTCCTCTTATAAATAGGCACTTATCCTGTATGGGTTGTACCAGTTTTAAGAAGCTTAGATATTGCTCTTCTGGTGGAATACTTTGCCCTCTTTGATTTATTTTATAATTAGGGGGAATCAGTTCTATCATATCTCCATTACCAAACCATCGTGCATTTGGGTCTTCATATATAATTTTAATTGCCTCTTGAAATTTTTTCAAATCAAATTCGTGTGCTCCTACGTGTATATCCGTCAATCCGTGTACTCGTAGTTTTTCATCACTTTTTACTTGAAATAATTTTCCTGGCTCTATGTGCTTCTTGTCGTATTCTTTTACATCAGAAGGTATTGGTATAGAAAACCATTTCCCACAAGACTTACAACTATATTGTTGTTTTAAGCCTTTTTTAGTTCGCTTTTTACCTTCTTTTTTTGTCAACATACTACTACAATGTGGACATATCATTTTCTTTCCTCCTCGGAAGTTGTTTCTGGAAGTATAGCTCTAGAAGCTCCTTCTATTTCTTCGGGACTAAACCCTTGGAACATTCCAACTACTCCAGTTTCTATTTTCTTAACTTGATTACCTAGCGTACCGATTGCTTTTCCTAGTTCTTTTAAAGATTGCAATGCAATATTCTGGTCTTCACTTGTATCAGCTAATTGCTTTAGGGAACCTAATATATATGCATGGTCAATCCCTAGCTCTTTCGCTATTTCTTTTGAAGTTTTTTCTATTTCACTCATTACTCGCTCCTGTTTAAGTAAAACTACAGCTTTTTTTCTAGCCGTGTTACGATTTTTTTCAGTAAATGCTTTCATATAAGCACTTACAGCGTCTTTTCCTACTGCCACGCTAGTGGCAAAAATTTTCTCCCTGTTTGTACATTTGGACCTCTCCTTTACCCTACTAGAAGTATTCTTGATTTTAGTGCTAAATGTGTAGCGATTCGGGTGTTTTTCAAAGTCCGTGTCCATGTAAGTTTTCTTAGAATTGATAAATGTGCCAACTATGGTTCTTACATAGCCTTTAGATTGTTTATAGTTTTTAGAATCTTTTGGATGCGATAGATTGTTGGAAACTTTTAAAAGCTGGACAATACGACCATCATCACTCTTAACCCAATCACCTTGTTTAGCATCTCTCCATTCGGAGTGAAGTATCCCTTTGGGATGGTCCTTTAAAAACTCCTTTTTCGTATCATAGACGTAATGTCTTACGTGTTTAATCTTTTTACTTTCCACGTTTTGATAATTGTTTGTGTAGAGATTCTATTAAATACATAACATCTTTGTGTATAAAATATTTTCTACCATTGATTTCTATGGGTACACTATTAGTTCCTTCGTCAGCATCGCCATCATTTTCAACATATTCCATTGTCATATCTTCATCTTCTAGAATCTGTTTAGACAACTTCCTTTCTAATTTAACCAAGCGTTCAATATGTCCCAAGATTCGTTCCTGGTCCTCTTGTGATAACTTAGCTAACCAATTAATTGATGTACCCATACATTTTTTCCTTGACATACTATATAAAACACTTTATCTTCAAGTAGTCTACGTAGCTACCGCAGATACTAGTAGATAATAGTAGATTATGTAGATTTCTTTTTCTTTGCTTCTTTCTTTTTCTTTAAATCTACTTCTTCTTCAAGTTCTTTTTCTAACTCTTCTTCTACTTCCATTTCAGATATTACTTTTTGAATTGCAGATTCTAGTAGCTGTTGATTTTTCATTCTTTCTTCCTGCTCTTTTCTAGCTACTCCAGTTAGAGCATTGCCGCCACCTAAATCTTTACTAGTTATCGTCATACAGACTCCTTTGTTTACATTCAATCTAAGCATACCCCATGTTATTTGCAAGAAAAAATTGTAGGATTTTGAAATGCACTCATATATCTATGTGGTACCCCCTTTCCTGGGATTATCGAATAAAAATTTTTAGTTGTAAACCAAATTGGAGGAAGTATCATGGCGAAAGCAAATGCTACTAACACCAAGAGTAAGTTAAGCCAAGAGATGCGCTTGTCTATGTTCAAGAGTGCAGTCGCAATGGCTATTGGTAACTTACAACGTCAGTCAGCGCTTTCTAAGCGTGGAGTACCAGATTGGCGTGTCATTTCCCTATTTAAGTCTCTTGTAGACTTAGGCGTCGAGTTAGACGTTCTGGAGACTCCAGGTGGGAGCGATGCTCTTGAGTCGTTAAAAGCGATGTTCAAATAGAGGTGATAGACTATTTGAATCTGAATAAGATTCGGGGTGTGATGAGCCTGGCAACGGAAGTTCATCGTTCTATCTTTTTTACTTTATTAATCTATTATCATTATCATATATATACAGATATGTGGATAACACGTTGATATATTGTGCATAACTATATAAATAGATAAATATAACCCTATATATATACACATTATGTGGATAACATGGGGATAAACTGGAACATATACAAATTGGGATTATGTATACAAGATGGTTCATGCAGTAACAGCTGTGAATTATGCTTAGACATAATAAAAATACTATACATTGTGATTAGATGAAAGTACTCTATGAGGCGGGCGGTATAGGTATGCAAAAATCCGAAATAAACAAAGAAAGAGGTAATTAGATGTTTGAAGATATTAGTTATAATGAAAGAGATTTATTATTTATTACATATAAAAGATTATATTTAGAGGTACATGGTTATCCATTGCCTTATACTGAAGAGTTAATTATCATTCGTAGTGGTATGAGCGTTCAACAATTGAAAGAACTAATCAATGAGTTGGACCTTATGATGATTAAAAGAACCCTTCATAGCGTTTACTAAATACGTATTACATTCTATCACATTAGGTAATACTCTACTGGTGTTATATTATAAGAGGTGGTGTTCCACGCTTGTAATAGCTTATTTGACGTCATAGATTACTTATTAACCTATCAAAGAAGTTAACGGAGTTGAATTTGTTGATGACATAAACGAAAGAGACGTGTTTTCAACATTAATCGGTCATAGGAGTTGGAATATAATACCAGTTAAACTTAGGCGTACATAATACCTTAAACCTAGTTAGTTTATGTACATTATATATTACCTCTATGTGCGCCTTACATTTTTGATATAAGATTTGGTCCATTCTACCATAAAAGAATCGGGTGTATATACTCGTTAAATAAACTTGGAAACAAGGATAAAGTATTGATAGCTTATTGTAGAGATATTCAATGCGACATTATTTATAGTGTTTGAGTATACAATTGGAATACATAGAAAACTACTGAGTAAGTCCTTACAGGCACTTGGTAGGAGTCTATATTGGTGAATCAACATCAATTGAGCTAGCAATAGCAATAGGAATAATCCATAGGGTATGACATAATGGTGTAGGAGCCAGGTTGTTGTATTCAGTCGGTGTATAGATGCTTATGCGAAAGTGTAAGTATAAGACAGCCAAGACCATGTAAACCTTTTCCTATAAGGAACATAGAGACATGTTAATCAATAGATTTCCCAAAAGGAAGTCCTGGTTGCTATTTCAAGCACATGTTTCATTTTGATAGTCTACTCTAACATAAAAGAGACACATTACGTGTTATAAACAGCGACGAGTGATTGGCAGAACCAATCGGGAAAAGACTTGAAACTTCTGAGAGCATAGAGCCCTCGAGCATCTTTGAAATAGAAGATGTCTAGATGAACTTCCAAGTTCGCTAGGTATTCCGAAAGTTTATGTATTGCATGGCGGTGTAGTATTAAATTATTAGGAGTAGAAATAACTCAGAAGTAAGAGTGATAGGCGATACCTATTGGGCTTGATATAATACTTGGTGAATAAAAACTAAGTGGATATAATTCCTAACCAATAAGGGAATTTAAAGTTATATCATTGTAATCCATAATCTCAGGATTCCAAAAACTTAACTAGATAAACAGAAAGAGGTAGATATGAAATTTGATAAAGCAGTATATAAAGTAGAATCAGCCATAATAGCACAAGCTAAAAAAGTTGGTTTACACAAACTTCCTAAATTAGTACAAGAGTATTTAGCTAAATGGGGAAGAATGTAATGAAAGATTTATTAGCACCATTTACACAAAGCAGTAGTCAAGGATATGATACAATGTTAAATTCTATGGCTTGGTGTAGAAGAACTAAAGATAAACATAATAAAACATATTATATGGTAAAATTTAACAATAAATATATATATCATATAACTCCTAATGATTATTATGAAGAAACAATAAAAAAGTTTCATACTATGTGGGATGATAATATAGTTGTAACAGATGAAGTAAAAGAATATAGAAAACATTACAGAAGTATACATACTATTCCACGTTATCAAATGTGGAGAATAATAGATAAAAAGTTTACTAAAGTATCTTGGTTAAATTTACATGAAGACCAACATGGTAGACCTTATTATTTTATACCAAAAACTAAAATCATTCCATTTAAAACTGATACAAGATTTGTGCTAAAGAAAAATTATTATATATTTCATCAAGATATAAATAAAAATGGAACTATAAAAAATAAAGCAAGATTATGGTTTCCAGTTAAACCATGGGCATTTCAGCCTTAGGAGGTGAAAGAAAATGAGAAATATTACTCAAAGTGAAAGAGATTATTATGGATATTATGAATACAAACATCCATATAAATTTGAAAGCAATGGTAGTGGTAAAGCAACAGCAATAGTTGGAGCTTTAAATAATTACAGAAGAACACATTGGTTTGTTAGATTAATGCAAGATACTCGTGCGTTCTTTAAAAAGTCAATTACAATTAAGATTGAGAGGAACTAATGTTAAGATTTACAGTTGGTAAAGACACTAAGACGTTAAAGATATTAAGACACTTAAAAAAATATGGAAGTATTACTAGCTTGGATGCATTTGAAAATTATCGTGCAACAAGGCTAAGTGCTATTATATATAGACTTAGAGAAGAAGGCTTTGATATTGATACTAGAAGAATACAACACAAAGAAGCAAACTTTGGTAAGTATGTGTTAGAAGATACTCAAAATAACAATCAATTATTATATGATTTGAGAAGGTTAATATAGCCTGAATAGGTGTTGCATATAACCTGAAATATTCGTATATTATTGTCGGAGGAATCTATGATAGACATACCTAAAATATATAACGAATACTTGCAAAAAAAGAGTGATGAGAATCGTGAAAAGTACAAAGACCATTTAGGTTGGTTCTCAGCTAGTAGTGCTGGTAGTTGTTATAGAAAACAAATACATAGAACACAAGGTTTAGAAGTTGGAGCATTAGATGAAAAGAGTGCTAGACTACTAAGACTTGGAACTCTTGTACACGCTGATTTTGAAGAAGCGATGAAAGATTACGACATACAAGAAAGAGCAGATAAACCTGATGAATTACAAGTTGTTACAGAACATAGAATAGAAATACCTGAACTTAATGTAGTAGGACACTTAGATGTAGGTGTTATCAATAGAGAAGGTGAAATGATTCATGTATACGATATTAAGACAGCAGGAGCTTGGAAGTGGCGTATGAAATTTGGTAGAAATCCAGACAAGAACCCAAGTGTGAACTATGAATTACAATTAGCTACTTATGCGATAGGATTAGGTAATGAAGAAGATATTACTGATATAAGACTATCTATTATGTGGTATAATAAAGACAATTCAATGATGCGTGAAGAAAAGATTAGTGAATTATATCTTGAAGAAGCATTTAATTATTGGACTGACTTAAATGAAACAAGCGATAGTATACAGGGTGAAGCGGAAATGCTTAAACCTGGTACAGAAAATGTTCCCGTATATAATTGGGAATGTAAGTATTGTGAATTTCAGGGCAAATATTGTCCTGGATTATATAGTATTTAGATAGATAAAAATAGAATGTTTAGTAAACAGGGTAATAACAAATCGTATGAGGATTATTACTACATAGGTTGAAAAGCAAGAACACTTTACTCTAATGAGATAATCTAGATTTTGTAGATTGGCCGCTGTGGATTTTATCTATCTATTATAATATTTAGATAAACATAAACATTTAAATGGCTGGATAACGAAACAGTCTTGGGAATCGAATGCCCAGTGGCATAATTATAAACAACGTATATGATAAAAATTATGTATTGTTTATCTAATAACGCTGATAACTAATTGGAGATAATATGAAACTAGAATGTAGTATATGTGGACAGGAGCATGACGACCCTTATGGACACAATGCAGAACCTATCAATGATGGTAGATGTTGTGCAGTCTGTAATTTTGATGTGGTCTTGCCTACAAGAATTAGATTAATGTTTGCAGATAAAGGCAATAAAGTTGCCGAAATGATAGTAAAACAAGTTAAACAAAGAAAGTTGGAGGAATAACAAATGGGATTTGATTTATATGGAGAAAATCCAAAATTAGTAAAACTCTTATCTGATGAAAAGAGTGAACGATATGAAGAGTTAAGCGCTATGAGTTATAGCGATAGAGAAAAACAAGACCTTAATGATGAGTATTGGGAATTACAAACTGAATGGGAAAATAATAACCCAGGAAGTTATTTTAGAAATAATGTTTGGTGGTGGAGACCTTTATGGTCATTCACTTGCGACCATTGTGCAGATTTCTTAACAGAAGATGATATGAATGGTGGATGTTATAATGATAGTTATATCATTACTGAAGATAAAGCAGTAGCAATAGCTAAAAGATTAAAAGAAGCTTTAGAAGAACCTGAAACTCAAGTATATCTTGACAATCATATGAAAGCTATGGAAAAAGCAAAAAAACATAATGAAATGATTGAACAAGAAAAGAAAGCTTTAGATGAAATAGCTGTTGCAATAACTGGTAATAAAGATGTAGCACCAATTGATTATCCAAAAGACTTAAAGAAGAAATTTGATGAGTTAATGGATAAAAGAGATTGGGCTTCTAGTTATCCAATAAGCAGAGAAAATATAGAACACTTTGCTGAGTTTGCAGAACAATCAGGAGGGTTTTCAATATGTTAAAAGTTACAAATGAAGATAATTATGCAATAGTTGGAGACGGAAAAGATAACAATCCAATAAACAAAATATACAAAGATGAATGGATAGCATTTCTAGAAGTTAGACAAGATGGACAATACAATATGTATAGCCCTGAAGCTAGAAATAGTGCTAGCATAGACAAAGATACTTGGAAACAAATTATGAGTAACTTTGACAATTTGTATGATAAATGGGGGGACTTAAATGAGTGCGTTTAGTGTATTAAGTAAAATAGATGTAAGTGAGCATACTGAAAAGAAGGGTAATTATACTTACCTTTCTTGGGCGTGGGCTGTTAAAGTATTGCTTGAGGAATTTCCTAAAGCTACATGGCAAATACATACTTTTGTAGATAATGGTATAGAATCACCTTATATGCGTACTGACGCTGGTTGTTTTGTACAAGTATCTGTTGAAATAGATAAAGTAATTAGAACTCAAATACATCCAGTATTAGACCACATGAATAAAACTGTAGATGAACCTAATGCTTTTCAAATAAACACATCAATACAACGTTGTTTAGCAAAAGCGATAGCATTGCATGGATTAGGTTTATATATCTATGCTGGTGAAGATTTACCACAAGCTCCAGATGCGTTAAATAAAGAGCAATACAAATCAATGTTAGATTTACTTGCTATTATTGGCGATAAAGAGTTTGAGGCTAAAATAGTTGCACAAATCGGTGATGAAACAATTAACGATGCTAACTATAAAGCGGCTTTTAATAAATTAAAGCGTAAAGCGGATAAAGTAAAAAAAGCTATAGACGAACTTGATGAAAAGAGAGCGCCTAAATGAAACTAAGTGAAATTGGAAAAGCAAAAGAAAACTATAGAGATGAACTGTATCAAACACATAATAGTTATACTATTGGTGTAAACGATGGTAAAGAGTTTCGTAATGCAATATTTACAGGAACTAAACTATATCATGGCAAACCAATGTTAACATTTGTTATGAAAACAGAAGATAATGAACATATTAATTTAAATATTAATCAAAGTTATTTGTCTTATAGTATAGAAGAACCTATGGAGGATAAGCAAGATGGGTAAATTAACCTTAAAACAAGCGGAAGAACTTGTAAAAGATGGTGTCTTTACACAATCAGACCTTGAAAAAATGCAATCAGATGGTTTGATTAGTGCAGGTAGAGGCACAACTCGTAGATATGTTAAAACAGGAGATGGTACTTGGGTATCACCTATGTTGTATTTTGCGGGTTTAAAAGGAGCAAAGTATTCTGAAGAGATGACTAAGCTCAAAATGGAAGTAAATAAAGTAATAGAGAAATATACGGAAGGGGAAGCTAAGTGAAAGAAGTAAAAGCAACGTATAACGAAAAAGATGACGGATTTGTACCAGTAGCAGAAGGAACTTATCCTGCTCATGTTAGCAAGTTTGAATCTAATGAATATAATGGTAGCATTGTATTTAACCTAACATTCAAAGTAGCAGAAGAAGCTAAGGAAATAGAAATACCAAAACTAACTAAAGATTCTAATGGTAAATATGTACCAACAGGTGATGTAGTTAACGCTGGTTTTGTATCAGGAAACACATATCGTGTAGATAAAGGTGTTTGGCTGACTCCTAACCCTGCAGAAGGTGAAGGATGGAAAAATAGAAGATACAAAGAGTTCTTTGAAGGCTTAGGAGTTAAATTTCCAAGTAATGACGCTGGAGATACAACACTAGCTGAAATAGAAGAAAAAGATGTTATCGGATTTCCTTGCTTAATTGAATTAAAAGAAACTTCATTTACTAATTCAGAAGGTAAAGAAAGAACCTCTCTTAAAGTGACTAATGTTCACAAATGGGATGATGGTGATAGACTATCTGAAGAAGAAGTAGAAGTTGATGACTTGCCATTTTAGGATAGGATGGCATAACCAAGCGGCGGTGCCTCACCTAGTCTAACTATCGGTTATCTACTAGGTCCATAAAGTAGGCACTCAGCTTATAAATTTGAGGATTCCATTTGCAACGAAGCTATATAGAGTCGATGGGATAGCTAATCCTCAAAAAATTAGAAGATAAAGAGAAAGCTTATCAACGTATATAGCGCAACTCCACAAGGTACGTACACAACAAGTGAAATAATCATAAGTGGGTTCACTATTTCTCTTTGTTTTCTAATCATAAAATTGTATATTATGTGCGGACTTGTTTCAGCATTGTGGTCCAAATATGGAATATCAATGTAGAAAGGTTGGCTACTAAGTCCGCATATATAAGGAGGAATCTTGAATAAATTAAAACAAGTACAAGAATTGTTGCGTGTAAACGTTGTCTGGAATAGAATTATACAAGAAATTAAAGATACTTTGGATATTGGTTCTAGCGATAAAGACATTATAGACGATATTGTACACAATGAATGGGCGAAGGAAGTACGGAATGAACGAAGCAGTAATAACGATTAAATTAACAGATAGTGAAGTAAACTTAATGGTTGAAACACTTAAAAATAGTGAGCTTAATGGCGAAATGAGAAAACCGCTACAAAGATTAGAAGATGATTTAGTAGCTATATTAAATATGGTAGCATTAAGAAGAAGAGAAAACAAGCTAATGGAAAGTAGAGAGGTTACGATTGGGTAAAAAAGTTGAATTGAGAACATTAAAACCAGGCACAAGATTTAATAAAAGTGGTACAGAAGGTGTATTGCTAGATGTTGGTATTAATGCAGAGGTTATGGTTTACAGTTTACCAGATGTTGAACATTATAATGAAAACGAAAGTTATTATAAAGGAAAACATACTTGGTCAGCTGGTACACTTGTGGAGGTACAATGAAATGCGAAGCATGTGGACACGAAACGGGAAGAAAATACAATCCAACAAAGCGTATCATTTCGCTTTTGGAAGAAAGAGGAAGCAATACAATTTGTCAAAGAAGATTGAAACGAGTTATCAAACTAATTCGTGAAAATATAAATTCCGATAAAAACAATCAAAAAACATTTTACTTTCTGCAAGCAATATCTAAGATACCTGATAAGACTGTAGAAAGAATAATCCATCAATATAATATGGATGAACACGTATACCAAGGTAAAGGATTTGCTTATTTACAGCAAATGATTATATCTGGGTATCAGAATGAAGAAAAAATGTTAGAAAATGAAATAAGAAAGTTTGGTAGAACACCAAAGAAAGTTAAAGTAGAAAGAGGAGAGTACAAAAATGTCTATAGTAGCAATGGAGGAGACTCTATTTCCAGTTAAAGAAGTTCCAGCAACATTTATGAAAGCTGAAGGTAAGAAAAGAACTTTAGTGTCTGGAACAGGTCATAAATTCATCATAAGAGAAGATACAGGAGAAGTATTGTCTTGTATGACTGATGAATATAAAGTAGTTGACAATAAATCAGTTGTTAACAAAGTTGAAAAAGTATTAAAAGGTTCTGGTGCTGAGTTGTCAGAA